CCTTTAGTTGTGGATATAATGGTGCTACTGGTGCTGCTGCTGAAAAGGCATATCCAAGATCAAATGGTAATGATCCTTATTACAATACTGCCATTCCAATACAATCAGTAACTGCAACTACAATTACTTTACAGGTATTAACTACTGTACCTTCAACAAACACAGATGCTCACACATTTGTTAGTGCTACAGCAAATGCTGTTAAGTCTGGTGGTGGATATACTCACACTTACGCATCTTCTATACCAAATGCGGTAACTGCTACTAAATCATTGAAGATTGAAGAGAATTCTTTAATATTCAAGTGTTCAAAAGATAATTTTATTGGTACTCATCCATATCCAAGAGCAACTGATCCAGCATATGATACATTCTTACCTATAATTTCAGCCTCACAAAACACCCTATTGACTAATGTTGGTCCTGGCGGTGGTGGTGGAACAGGTGCTGTAGTTACTGCTATAGTTGCTCCAAATAGACATAAGTTTATCAATTCTATTGGTACTCATACTTTCGTCGATGCTATAAGCAATGCTATTGATGTGGGTGGTGTTAAGAGAGATGTTAACAATGCTGTTTATGTTCCAGGTACTGGATTATTGACATTAACAATAGGTAATCATAGTTTCACTACTAGTGATACAGTAACTATTGCTCCTAAAGCTTTAACATTTACATGTGATGCTGATAATCATGGATCTAATCATTCTTATCCAAGATCAACTGATCCAGCATATAATACTGCTTTAGCAATTACTGCAGTAACTGCTCAAAAAATAACATGTGATGTTGGTATTCCTCCACAGTATGAAAATCTAACTGCTGATGTTGGTGGTCCATTTACAACAAATGTAGCAGATTATGATCCTAAGACAGGAATCATGACAGTTACTACATCTGCTGCTCACGGATTTACTGCTTCTGAGGTTAAATCAACCTTGAGTGCTGTATATAATCCTCAAGTTGGTATTATGACAGTTACTACAACTACTGCTCATGGATTTAGTGATGGAGATTATGTAAAAATTGATCAAGATTCTATAGTCTTTACTTGTGAACAAGATTCATATAACTCTAAGCATAGTTACCCTAGAAGGAAGGATCCTATTAATTATAAGTGGGTTCAAATATCAAATACTACCACTGATAAATTTGATATACAAGTTCTAAGTTCTGTACCATCTACAAATATATCCTCACATACATTTGAATCATCTTTACCTAATAATATTCAAAAGGCGAATAATAGAGTTAAGTTTGATATTGGATCTTTAGTATTCCAGTGTAATAAGGATCAATATTCAACTAATCATTTGTATCCAAGAACAACTGATCCTACTTACAATGAATTTATTGGAGTAGAAAGTATTCTTACAACTAAGAAATTTACTGTAAATGTTGGTAAATCACCTGCAGGTACTGGTGGTGCTTTAGAATTTACTATTGAAAATGGTGGTTCTGGATATATTAACCCAGAAATTATAGTTTCACAACCTGTTTATGAAAATATGCCTGTTACTGGTGTTTCTAGATTGGGTATTGGAAAAACTACAGATACTGGTGAAAATTTACTACTTAACTTAAATGTAGGTTCTGCTAAAACCACTGTTGGTATAGGTTCCACTTTATTTGAAATTTCAGAGTTTAAAGTAGCAAGAGAGGGTCATTCATTTAAAGTGGGTGATAGATTCAAACCAATTAATCTAGTAACATCTGCTGAGTTACAAGAACCTTTAACTGAATTTGAATTGGAAGTTGTTCAAATATTCAATGATTACTTCTCAGCATGGCAATTCGGTGAAATAGATTTCATTGATACTATAAGAAATCTTCAAAATAATGTTAGAAAGAGATTCCCACTATTCTTTAATGGACAATTATTGAGTTTTGAAAAAGATGAGACTGATGTATTATCTGCCGATATTGATTTAAATTCCGTATTGGTAATCTTTGTTAATGGTGTATTACAAACACCTGGTATTGCTTATCAATTTACTGGTGGTGCTACATTTACATTTACTGAACCACCAGATACTGGTGATCAGGTTGATATATTCTTCTATCTTGGTCAAAGAGGGATTGATGTTGAAATAGTTGATATTCAAGAAACAATCAAACCAGGTGATGATTTAAGAATAAGACTGCATAATGAATTAGACACAGTATCTCAAAATAGAGATAGAACAGTCAAGGAGATTTTATCATCAGATTTAGTTGAAACTGACATTTATACTGGACCAGGTGTTAATGAAATTGACTTTAAACCTGTTGATTGGTCTAGACAAAAAGATGATAAGATTATTCAGGGTGAGATAATCAATAAAGATAGAGAGTCCATCGAACCTTGTGTATATCCTACAGCAAAAATTATATCTGATGTTAGTTCTACTTCAGGTATAGGTCTTGGTGTACAGGATGGTATATTTGTAGATGATGCTGAAATCTTCTTCTATGAGGAAGGACCACTTCGCCTTCCTAGTCATCAGAGATATAACATTACTGTTGACGCAGTTGATACTATTATGATGCCAGCAGAACCAGATTTTGCTCCTGCTGATGTTACTCTAGGATTAGGTAATAATGTTGGTACTGCTAATTCAGAAGTTACAACCTTCAATATTGCTAATGGTGGTAAAGGATATACAAGTATACCTTCTGTTAAAGTATCAAGTCCTGGAATTACTACTGTTAGTATAGGGGTAACTGCTACTGCTGAAGCAGTAATTACAAATGGATCAGTTTCGGGAATAACAATTACCAATTCTGGTCAAGGATACGATGTAGCACCTCAAATTATAATTGAGACTCCTTCTTATAAGACTGAAGATATTAACTTAATTAAGTTTGGTCAAGGTTTTACTGGAATTATTACTGGTATAGGAACTGCTGTTGGAACTGGTGGACATCCACTTGCTCTTGAATTCTTCTTTAATGTTACTGATGGTAAGCAAGCAAGTTTACTCCAGTCTGGATATCCAATTTTAATTAAGGATACATCAATAGGTGATGGTGTTACATCAGTAGATAGTCACGATACTTCTCTTGTTGGTATTGGTACAACATTCTTGGACAATATTTACAAAGTACATTCAATCACTGTTGCTGGTGATAAGATTGCTAAAATTAGATGTAATATATTAAGTACAACAAGTGTTGTTGGATTAGCATCTACTGGTCAATATTTACCTTCTAATACTGGCGTAACAACTTCTTTAGGTAAAATTACTTGGGGTAGATTGTATGGTGACGCAACAACTAGAGAAGCAAATCCAATTTCTATTGGTGTTACTGGTCTAACAATTGATGCTGGATTGTCCACATTCCCAACTATTCAAAGGAGAAATAATGTACAAGGTTCTGTTAAAGGATTGCGTAATACAGGTGCTCTTAGAATTCAAGTAATATAATGTCTATAAATAAAGAAAAAAAGTATATTTAAGATGCCAGCAATTGTAACAAACCAATTTAGGATTCTTAATGCTAGTAATTTTGTAGATTCAGTTGCAAACAATAACTACTATGTTTTTATTGGTCTACCGAATCCAACACCAGCCTCTATAGGTGGTGGTGTAAGCTCTGCATATGGTAGAAATGCTAATTGGGATGATGTGAGTAAAACTCCAGTACCCCTTGACAGTTTTTCTAGTAACTCCCATGTCGGGGATGTTATGATGTTTGGTAAAAAAATCCAAGCAAAGAATATAAGAAGAGTTATTAGACGGATTGATTGGAAGTCTGGTAATAGGTATGAAATTTATAGGGATGATTATACTATAGAGAATCCAAGTCCTATAAAAAGCTCTAGTAAATTATATGGTGCTGATTATTATGTAATGAATGAGGATTATAAAGTCTATATTTGTATCAGTAATGGTTCAACAGGCACAAATCCAAAAGGTAACGTTTCTTTAGACGAACCAACGTTCACTGATTTAGAACCTTCAAAAGCTGGTAGTAGTGGTGATGGATATATTTGGAAGTACTTATTTACAGTTTCTCCAAGTGATATTATAAAATTTGATTCTACTGAGTACATAGCCGTTCCTAGCGACTGGGATACAACAACAGAACCGCAAATAAGAGCAGTTAGAGAAAATGGAGATTCTACTGTAAATAGTAATCAAATTAAGCATGTTTACATTGATAACGCAGGTAGTTCTTATTCAACATTAACAGATCAAGAAGTCAATATTGTTGGCGACGGATCTGGTGCTAAAGCAAGACTTGATATAAATGCTGCTGGTCAAATATCAAATGTAACTGTTACTTCAGGTGGAAGTGGATATAGTTATGGAATGGTTGATCTAGATTCTGTTAATAATACTGCAGCAGGATCATCGGCAAAATTAATTCCAATTATTCCCCCAAGCAGAGGTCATGGATATGATATCTATCAAGAATTGGGAACTGATAAGATTTTAATTTATGCAAGATTTGATGATTCAACTAAAGATTTTCCAACAGATACTAAATTTGCTGTAGTTGGTATAGTAAAAAATCCAACTCAAATTGATGGTGTTACACCATTTACACAAACTCAATTTTCATCATTAAAGGCAATTATCTTTAAAGATAATCCAACTAGTAGTCAAGCAACTGAAAAAGTTACTGGAACTCCTGTAGTTGGTGAAATTATTGAACAAAAAAGATCTGATCTTAAAATAGCAAAGGCATATGTTGCTTCTTATGATAGCACAACAAAAGTACTAAAGTATTTTACTGATAGATCCTTAAATTATAGTTCAACTCAAGATCAAACCGATTATATTGGAGTATCAACTTCTGGTCGTTTTTATGATTTTGAGTCTGGTCCTGTTATTGAAGGACAAGCTTCTGGATTTAAGGCATATGTTAATAATGTTTATTCAGGGATTACAACTAATCCTACTGGAAATAAGCAAATTGATCTGGGATCCAACTTTGTAGATGGGTTCGCACAATCAGAGATAAATAAAGGATCAGGGGATTTGGTTTATATTGACCATAGACCTTTGAT